CTTTCATAACTAATTTGTTTATATAATTAAATATAATGAAAATTATTTTAATTACCAAATTTTTATATGATTTTTATCATTTATGAAATTGTAAAATATTTGGTAAATATAAACCTATATTTTTTAAGGTTTTAGATGTAGCTGCTATTGTTGCTCTATTAGAATTAATTACACCTTTGTCAATTAGTAATCCAGTATCATTATATACTTCATTTAATGGGCCGGCTATTCTCCAATTTATGATTTCTGATAACCAATATGGATTTGATTTGATTGTTTCATAACCATTCTTGTCTATTTCATAAATAAAACCATTTATATCATTTGCTTTTTGTATGAAATATCTTTCAACAAACGATGATTCATAATCTTCAGGTTTTGGAGATGGTACAATTGTTTTGGGTATATCCAATGAATAGAATGTTTTATTTTTTACTAAATCACTATACATCTTGTTTTGTATTTTCGGTATTAATTCTATATCCTGCTTCAATTGTTGTTTCCCAACCCTTATCATCAATTGAATGTTTTACATTTGTAACTTGAAAATAACCATTTCTATTATATATTTCAGGAACACCATCTATATGAAAATATTCACCACAACTTATTCCAGCAATACCATCAATTTGTAATGATATATCTAAATATGTTAAAGCGGTACTATTATCTGTTTTTGTTTTTACATATTTTAGTATTAAAGATGTATCTAAGTAAATATAAGCATCTGGAGCTGGGGTTTTATCTTTTGTGGTTTTTTTAAACTTTACACATTTACTTTCCAAAACTTCTTTCAATTCTGTTATCTGTTCAGCTGCGGTTTTTACTTTTTCCTCAACGGTTGAGCCGGTTGTATTTGTTTCGGCAGTAATAAAAGTATTCCATGCGTTTGCTTCTTTTACAAGTTTAACTTCAATTGAGTTAATAGAATAATATCCATCTGCGTTTGGTGCATATGATAAATCGGCTGATGCGAAATCATCTTTTTCTGCGAGAGGTTCTACATCAGGACCACTACCATTATTAATTGCTTTATTTAATGCCAGTTGTGTAGAATATAGTGCCTGTGCTTGCATCAATGTACTTAATTCCATATTAAATTCAAAAGCTTTAACAATTGAAGCTTCTGCACCAATTTTAAATCTATGTATAGTTTTTAATTCAGTACTTGATGGTTTTCCAATTGGCAATTTTTTATCTATTATAGTTAAAGGACTACTATTTTGGACATCTGATTCTTTTTGAAATTGTAAGCTACATAATCCAAACATATTATCATTCATTGATTGTAGTAAATTATTCAAAATATCGGCCTGAGTGTATGATTGATTATATGCCTGAACAAATGAGTCGTATCTAAAAAATACATTTAATAAATTTCCAACCTTACCATTTACTATTTTTTGTGGGATACCACTTGAATCATAAATTGTTGTTGAATTCAAATTAAAAGATTTACCATTTATTTTACCATCAAATGTTGTTGCTATAAATTTTTTAGTTGTATCATCAAATTTACCAACTAATTTTATTATATTCTTTTTACCTACTGCCGAAACATCTATTTTTGGTAAGTCTCCGGGTAAAATAAATAAATCGGTAGTAGATATTATATTGGCATCAGAATGTACTGGAATAATTGGTAATGTACGTGCTTCATCTTCATAAAATGCATATCCAATTTGTTTTTTATTTGCCTTAAATAATATAGCATTATTTAATATTGCTAATATTAATTTGAAAGAAATATATGCTTCTTTTGAATATTTTGTATCTTTTTGTTTTTCATTACTAATCCCCCAGTTAAAAAATTCTTTTTCCCAATCAGTTTTTACTTTGAACGTATCTTTTAGTTCTGGATGATTTAAGTCTGCGGATAATTTATTCAAAAAAGTAACATACTCAGGAATAACGGGGTCATTACTTTGTCCCTTATTGGAATTTTTTTCAGTTGCCTGCTTTATTGGCATCCATAATTGTAATTCGTTACCAGCTGATATTTCTAAATTTATATTATATGTACCATCTACGTCCGGTGAATATGTAAAACCCGTAACTTTGCCGGCCATAAAATCATATGCACCTTTTGTTTTTTCTAACGTTTCTAAATATTTTACTTTAGCTTCTCTATATGCGTCTTCTTTATGAGAATATATTTCAAGATATTTTTTTACATAATCCGTATGATTTTTTTGTGCAAATAAATAACTATCTATTAAATATTTGTCACTTCGTATATCGGTATTTAAACCATATTCCAATACAACATTCATAGATGGTCTTAAAAAAAACAATTCAAACATTTCCAATTGTTTTAATGTAAATACTTTAATATCTACTTTTGCCGTTTTTAATGTATTGTTTCCACCATCGGTATCAATATTAACTTTTGTAATTATTGGAACAGATACTCTTCTATTGGTTTCACCTTCTACAACTATTTCTTTTCCATCCAAATCATACCCAACAATTGTATTTCCTGTTTGATATAGTTTTGATGTATCTAATGTATTTGCTATAACACAACCCTTATATGTACCGGTAATAGCACCACTTCCAATCATACCCTTTATAGATTCAGGAGTTCCACCCTTTGAAACAACAGCTGCAGATGATAGTATTACGAATGGTTTTAATGTGTGAATGTTGGGAGACTTTGTTTCTCTATCTTTTAACACATCTACTATCCATTTCTTTAATGGGGATAAAAATGGAAATGCCATAACTTATTTATTTATTTTTTCTAAATCATTCAAAATTTTAGAAACATTTGCAGGTATTCTCAATTGTATACCAGGTGTTATTGAATAGGAAGCCTCATTTAGATTATTTGCAGTTGCGATAATCCACCACAAGCTTTGGTCTCCATAATATTTTAGAGCAAGAATATCCAATCTATCACCCATATCCGAAATAACATACATATCGTCATTTGATGCTTTTATTTTTGGATATATAACACTACTTAAATACATTTTTTTTGTATCTTTTTTTGTTAAAGTTGTTGAATATGTGTATCTACTTGCCATTTTTTATTATGTTGATGCAGCTTTTTCTGCAGGTTTTGATTGTATTGCTTCCATTCCTTTACCATCAAAATTATATTTGTAAGTTTTTGTAGCACTATCTATACTATGTAAACCTTGTTCTATTATTTTTATAGAAAGTGATGCATCTATTACCGATGGATATAATATACTATCTGCGTCTTTATCGGCTTTAATACCATTTGGTTGAAAATTTGGCCAAGATACAGTATCTTCTATATTAAATGAAACAGATTCTAAAAGTGATAATACATTAGTATATACATCTCCTACTGAGAAATAAAATAATTGTGGCGAAAATGCATATTGTGAAGTTTGTTTTTTATCACCATAAGTCATTTCTGATATTTTTTCGTATGGAAATGCCAATGATTTTAAATAATTTATTTTTTTTATTATTACGTCTCTTTCGGTTATTGTATTGTAATATAGTTTTAGATTAAATTTAACACTTCTTTCTACTCCTTGATATCTGTAAATTTTAAATGGTGACCCTATATACTTAAAATTAGACCACTCCGGAGTAATATCTTCACTAATTCCGGAAACTGACCCAACGAATGGTACTATTTCTTTGTTACCATATTTTTTGAATGTTACCCAAATTTGATTTTGAAATCTATTAGATTTTTTACTTTCTTTTAATTTTGCATCATCTTCAAAAAACACTTTTTCATTAATTTCTCTCGTTACATCATCCCAAGATTTTTTAGTATCTCCCGTTCTTTCTTGTAATGTTTTAATATTCCTATTAGTGTCAGTATTAAATGAAGGTTTTCCGGATGGTTTGTCTATTGTATGTTCTTCATAATATTGGGAGAATATTACATCTTTAACCATAACCGTTTTACCATCTAATGAAGTTTTTCCAAATTTTGCACCATATTCATTTTGTGCAGCAGAATTTTTCTTTAATGAATTAGCTAAATTTTTCAATCCGTTTCCAGACCCAAATTTATTAACCGCAGATATTGCTGCACCTGTAAAACTTTGAGGACTTGATTTTGATGCTGCTATAATCGAAGGAGGTGCCGGAGATTGCTTTACGAAATATTTATCCCCTTCTTTAACTGCATCTTTTAATAATGCTTCGGTTGGTGCTAATAAAGAAATTGGTTTTGTAAAAAATCCAGTTGGTTTACGAAATATAGTATCAGTTGGTCTATTTGCCGAACCACCCAATGCACCACCTATTTGATTTCCTATTAATGAAGATAATGCATCCGGAGATGACCCTAATAATGCAGCTGCTCTTGGGGCATTTATAATACCTCTAGTATCAATCCTTAGTTTTTCGGATTTACCATAAATTTCTTTTGCTTGATTCTTAAATAAATCACTTATTGTTGCCATCTAATAAATTTCCTTTAATATAAATATTCATAATAGAAATTTATTCCTTTACTTTAAAACATTCCTCTATCTTTAGCTAGACCGTACATTCTAGCTTTTACTTTGGTGAATGCAGTATTAAGACGTTTACCATCTAAAGTAATTGGTGTTGTGGCGGTGTTGTTAGTTACGATAATTAATTCATTTAACAATTCATTTGATATATCCGCTCTTCTTAATAATTCCGTATAACCATTTCCTGATAGATTTTTTAGAGCTTTCAATGTTGATATCTGCATATTACCACTTATTACAGAATTATTAAATCCTTTTTCTGTTAATGTATATATGTCTTTACTTGCAGGTGGTGCAGGTGCGGGTGCCGATGTTGTTTTTGTGACTGTGGTTCCAGTTTTGTTTCCTGTTGTGGTTGTCGTGTTCTTTTTAACTTCTCCTGACGCTTTTACAATAGGTTTAGTTGATGTAGCTGGGACTGCACTATTTAAAGCTGCTACAGCGTCTTTATTCAGTCCTCTACCGAGTGTATTTCCTTGATTTAGTAATTTTACTGCGGCAATTCTTTCTTCTTGACTTACTTTGTGTTTTTTTGCATAGGCCTCAAACGTATCACCACCACCTTTTAATCGGTTTATATCATCCGCTGCCTTTGCAATGTTTACAAGTCTTTCATTTTGTTTAAGTTGTAACGCCCTTTCTTTTTCATTTTCTTGTCTTTGTGCAGCGGCTTCTTGTGCAAATATTTTAGTGTATGTTTCTTCTAATTTTTGTGCAAGTATATCAGGTTGGTTTTTATAAGTTTCAGCAAGTTCAAATTGTGCAGCATAATATTCGGCCATTCTCATATCACCACTACCAATTTTACCAGATTGTACCATTTGACCCATTAGAGAAGTTAATTCTATACCTTTTTGTGCACCCATACTCCCTTCCAATCCTCTAAATGCCTGGTCGGTTAAATTCTTACCGCCACCCATCATTATACCAGCACCCTTTTCTTCTAAGTGTTTAGCTGCTGCCATTTGCTTTTCATGGCTTTGCTCCATTTCTTTGGTGAACTTAACTCTAAAATATGCTTCAACTTCTAACATTTTCAATTTTTGAGCCTGTTCAAGTTGTAACATAATCAATCTTTCTCTTTGCTCAAATTTCATCATTTCTTTTCTTTGAGCCTGTTCCATACCCAATCTTTGAGCTGCCAACGAAACATCCATATCAAGTGCTCCCTTTGCAATATCTGCACCCGTTTTCAATCCGGCCTGTTGTTCTAATGTTCCTTTAACACCGCCACCTCCTGATTGAGTTAATGACATTAATTGGTCTATACCCATACCAGTTGATTTGGATAGTTCTTGTTTTTGGAATGCATTCATTGAACCAATATCTACTCCACCCAATGCCGATTTTAATGCGGACGCTCCACCTGCCATATCTCCACTCATTAATCTAGCTCTAACTTCCGAAAGGTTTACATTTTTACCCAACATTGCTGATAAGCTCATTTCGGATTTGATACTATCTTTATAATTAAGTACCATTGTTCCTGATGCTACTGCCATATCTTTCATAGAAGTATTCATATTGGATAGTAATACTGCCTGACTTGCGTATTGTGAAGTCGTCATATTACTATACTTCATAACTTCTTCCGATGCATCCGCCATTTGCTTAAACAATTGTGCAGGTGACATATCATTCATTTTTGCAAATGCACCTAAACCCGCAACATTATTAAATGCGACTTTAGCTGATGATTTGTCCATTAAACGGAAACTTTTGGACATTTTTAAAACATCCTCACCACTTGAACCATATAGTTTACCCATACCGGCTGCAGATGTTGCCATCTTTATTTGTTCCGATAATGCTACCCCCATTTTTACACCAATATCTTTAATACTATCCAATACTGCATCGGTTGATGACCCGATAGCCTGTAATGCTCTTTCAGAAACTATAAGTGATGACTTATATTGACTCATTCCGGTTACAAACAAAGCTTTACGTCTACCTGCTTCAGCTTCCATTGTTTGCATTGCCTGTTGATGCCCAAAAGCAATAGCGTCTTTTTTCAGACCTAATTGATAACTTAATTCATCTTTAACCAATGAATTTTCATATTCAACCATTTGAACATAATTCTGCTTAGAATAGTCAAACATTTCTTTTTCTCTAGTTTGTCTTTCTTCTAATGGTTTTATGTAATTGTATTTGGCATTTATCTTTCTGAATTCCTCAGTTCCTTCTAATGATTTAGCTTTGTCTTTAATATCACCTTCGCCCATTAATTTATTACCAGACAACATCTTTGCAGCTGATTTTAATGAGGATATACCACCACTATCAACAAATTTGAAAATACCAAACAATGCAGTTCCTATTAATGCAGCAGGGCCTGCAAATTTTGCTATACCACCAAGTGCACCCATCATTGAACCACCTTTTGGTGTTTGTCCGGCTGCACCCATTAAACCTCTTTTTTCAACTAAACCTTTGGTTACATCTCCCAAATTACCTTGTTTTGTTATACCCAATGATTTGGTTATACCCAATCCCTGATTTATTATTCCACCAAATGCACTATGACCTATCTTATCTCCCAACTTTTGAATATTTTTCATATCCTTAGCTGCAGTTGCGTAAGCTTCTTTAGTTTTTTCTAATACATCTAAATTTGCTGTATTGACTTCTAATATGCCTTTTGCAGCATCCCCACCCTTTTCGAGTTCTGTTATGTATTCTTTTTGTTTATCAATTTGTTTTTGAACAACTTTTGCAATATCAATGTTTGCATCTTTGTTTTCTAATAAAGAAGCAAATGCGTTTTGAATTTCTCCATTTCCTTGTTTATATGCTGCAGCTGCATCGTATGCCGTATCTCTTAATTCTTTTTGACTTTTTGGTATTTTTGCAATGGTTCCGGCCATTGCGTCTGCCTGTGCATCTGCAAAATCTAAAGCCTTTTTAATTTCACCGTAAGCTTTACTTTGGTCATCTAATTTACCACCAATACTTTTTAATACATCTTCGTATTCTTTTGCACCATATATGGTATCTTTGTTTAATTTATTACGTTTTTCAATTAATGCATTAACTTGATTTAATTGTTTAAGAACTTCATCAAATTTTTCGACTGATGTATCAGCATTGGCTAATGTCTTTAAAATATTATCTTTTCTAGCTGAAAGGTCTTTGTAGCTAGCTGGTGCTTTTCCACTACTTTTTGATTTTTTTGCTGCCATCTATGGTAACTTAGAATTTATTGTAATGTTTTTTAAGAAAATCATCTATTTTTGATGTATCCAATCCGTTCTTTTGTAATACGGATTTCGCGGTTAGTGAAGCTTTAACCATTGAGTTATTCAACTTCTCGAATGCGTCTGCTAATTCTGGGTCATCATATTGAATTTTAGAAATAAATCGGTCTTCATTGCCATTTGATTTAGCTTTAAAAAACAAATCCAATAATTTTTGAAACATATTTCTTTCAAATAAAAGTTTTGACATATCTTTATTTTTTTGTATTCTTATATAAATATAAAATTAAATTGTTTATCTACGTCTTGCTGAAGAAGATACTCCTTTTGATGCCGATTTCATTGCATCTGCCTCCGCTTCTTTTGATTGTATTAATTCGTTCCAATAGAAATCTCTTAACTTAATAGGCATAAAATAAACATCATGCCAATTGAAACCTCCATTGGATGAGTAAACCATACTAAATATTTTTTTATGTAAAAAAGTACTGTAATTAGTCGGCAGGGTAAAAAAAGTTAATCCCTAATGGGACTTTAAGCGCCTCCGTTTCGCCAGTAAAAGGTGAAGTATAATCAAAGGTTAAATCGACATCCGGTGACATTTCAGAAATATGTTTTCTAAGTGCCTTTGAATCTGCTGCTAATAATTGGTTAGCTACATAATTACTTATATAACCAATCTCTCTATTACCATTAATCTCTGTTATTAATCTTCTATATCTAGCTTGTATATCGTTACCTTGTTTTGTGATTTTCTCACTTGCTTCAATATCTTTATTTACCGCAACTTCATCACCATGAGTCATTATCTTAAACTTAATTGGAGTTTTGGTTTTAGGTAGAATAAATTCGTATTCATTGTTTCTATTCAATTTAGTTTCATCAATTTCCTTAATCTTTAATTGACTCATATCAACTTTTACTTCAACCGGTTCGTTTTCATTAGGGTCATTGATTGTAACACCATATTCGGGACCAAATGCTAATATTCTTGATGAAATCAAAATAGCATTTTTATCTCCAATTAGTAAATCATTAATGTTTATTGACGTATCAACTATAATTGATTCCAATAATTTATCCAATACAATACCTTTTCTAATTAGGTTTGTAGAAGTTAAAATATCTTCTTCTTTTGCAGTCATTAATTTAACTGTGATTTCTCCTGATGATAGTGGAGATGATTCCGGATATACCAATCCCTTCGATGGTAAACTAATAACTTCCGTTGGAAATGGGTAATCTTTTCTTGGTTGTTGATTTGGTGTATTACCTAAACCTCTCGTAACTTGTTGTTCAATGTTTTGTTCCATAATATAACTAATGTGTTTATTATATATATTATGTTTTCAAAAAAATAAAAAAGGGGATAACATTTCTGCATCCCCTTTCTTTTTATATTGTTTAGATTAGTATTCTAAGATAGCGTAATCATATGCCAATGTCAATTCAATTGAAACTGGGTCATTTGATGCCCAATCCAACTCACCAAAGTTTGCTGATGTGATAAATGCACCTTTCAAAGTCCATTGTTCAACTTTATCTCCTACTGGTCCTAATAAGAAGAAAGTAATATCCTTCTTGTAGAATGCAGAGTATCCGTCTCTACCTGTTAATGACTCATGTGATTGTCTAACCCACTCCATAACTTGTTGTGCACCTGATGGTACAATTGGGTCATAAAGAGTGATGTTAACATCATCCCAAGTAGATTTTCCTTTAATCTTTCTTTTTACGTTGATGTGGTCTAATTCAACTACTTCTGATGTAAAAGTTGGTCTATTTGCTGTTTTGATGATGTATGATTCGATACCGTTGATTTCCATAATGAATCTGTTACCAAGTTTTGGTTCAAAATTCTTATAAAACATCTTATCAAAGGTTAAAATATCTGGCATTTCTTTTTATTTTTATTGTTCTATTATAAATATCTAATTTCTAAATTATCCGTTAAATGCTGCACCAGTTGGTAAAATGTTGAAATCAATTTGAATGAATTCAGCCGTTTTAGTTGGTTGTAAGTAGATAGCTCCTTTCATAATGTTTCTATCAATTACATCTGGTGTGTTATTAGTTTCATCCATTACAACACGGAATGCGTACAAACCTTGTCTTTGTTGGATTGATTCTAAATAAGGGTTAACGATGTTTAAGAATCTATTTCTTGTCTCTGCAGTGTTTTGTTCAAATACTAAGTATCTTGAAGTAGATGCGATGTATTTTCTTACTGTTAACAATAATCTTCTTACGTTGATTCTGTCTAATGCAGATGGTTTGTCTTGTAACGTTTTTTGTCCGAATACTACGATACCTTGTCCTGGGAACTGAACGATTGGGTTTACCTTTCCTTCATATAGAGTATCTTTTTCAGATTGAGTTAATCTATCTAATACACTAACTGCTCCTACTAATCCACCTCTATTCAAACCTGCTGGTGCGAACCACTCAGCTGCGATTCTATCGTTTGCTGCGAATACACCCGGAAGTAATACCGATGGTGGAACTGTAATCAATTTGTTTGTATTAACATCAAGTGTCTTAATCCATGGGTAGTAAACTGCTGCGTAGTTAGAATCAACTCCATCAGCTTGTTGTAATGTTTGTTGTATCTCCGTAGCTGCGTTACCTGCATCACCGATGAAGAATGCGTCTGCTCTTTGTTCAACCATATCCAATATTGAAGTCCAAACGTTTTCATGGTCTGCTCTGTTAACGTGTGGTGCAACTACCATATTGATATCATATTCGTCAGCGTTTGATAATGCTGCGATGTGTGTTCCATATGCTAATTTACCTGCTGTTGTTGATGCGTCGATATCAGCTGCGTTTGTATTTGGTGCGTATCCGTCAAATCCTTCTTGGAATGCTACAATAAATTGTCTCATTGCAATTGTAGAGGAATCTGTTGTTGTTAATGATAATCCACAAATAGTATCTAATGAGAATGTAGAGTTAGAACCACTACCAGCGTTTACTGGAATTGGTTTCATATAAATCTTATTATCAGCGTTGTTATCTAAATCGATACCAGAGTATAATGTAGAACCTGAAACTGCTGAACCTGTTGAGAATGTTACTCTTGGAATAAAGTTTGCGTAATTTCCTGCATTTACAGGTAATTGATATCCTGCGTGTGCAAATGGAACTGCTTGAACTGGAATTTTACTAGAATCCAAAAGAGGATTTCTATCAGAACTTACTAATCTAATATATTTTGAATAATTAACCCAATCACCAGTTTCAGTTATCTTTCCGGTTGTTGAATTGATTGTTCTTTTTCTGTCACCAATTACTCTATTAATATAGTTTGGAGAATTAGGGTCTAAGTTTACATTAGAGAATGTTTCTAAAATATTCTTTTTCTTATCAGTATCGTTAAAATCTCTAACTACAATAGTAAACGTACCATAATCAGTTCCGTTTGATGTACCAGCTGCTTTTACATTTGTAATACCAATTTTTACTTTTGTATTACCTACATTTCCTGCAGTAATTGTTTCGAATTGGAATAATGGAAATCTTGTATTATTAATTAATTGAGATTGAATATATGGGGTTTTTGCCTCACATGCATTACCATCTTGTAATAATATTGAACCACTAAACTTCTGGTCATCTAATACAACAACACTTGCACTTATATTTGCTGCAAATGCTGAGCTTGTAACTGCTCCACTTAAAATACCATCTGCCGATGAGATTGTGTAAGAACCTGTATTGAATATAAATCCGTTTGCTTTAAAGAATGCGTATGAATAGGCCCTTGCTTCACCATTTGGAGAAGTACCAAATACCGCTTCGATATTATTTGCATCTGCTAATTCGATTGATGAACTATATCCAGTTGGAGCTATTCCACTACCACTTAATAAAATTGAAAAGTCACCACTACCATTTAAGTCAGAAATTGTTGTTCCTGCAAATCCAACTGCACTTCCTGATGTATTGAATAATATACCCAACGCACCTGATTGTGAACCAGATGCTGCTATTAATAACAAAGGAGCTTTTTCGAGATATCCCGACTGACCAGCTACTCTACAAATTGTTGCAGTTCCTGCTTCTGCTAAGTATTTTTGTACTGCCAAAGGAGTATAATATGTGTCATCAACTACACCAAATAATTGTTCAAATTCAGTTTGTGAATTTACGATTGTTGGTACTAATGGGCCTTCTTTAAAAGGGCCTATGAATGCTGCTCCGATGTCAGCTACACCTTGTTGTAAAAATGAAAGGTCGTTTTCTTTTGTAAATACGCCTGGTGATACTATCTTTTCTGCCATTTTATATGCTTTAATTTAATTTATTAGTTCTCAATATAAATATAATATTTTATTTCAAAACAACAATTCTTATTTGTATGTTGGTGAAAAATAATCGTATACTTGTCCTACTGATGTTGCTGATTGTAATGTGTTGTAGAATAATACTGGTCCAATTTGTCCGTTCCAGAATGTTGTTCTTGCACTATTACTACCAACTGTTAAAAAGTTTGTAGATGATGGGGCTGTAAATGCTGATGCGGTAAATGTTCCTACCGATGTTTTATCTACATAAACTGTTACAGTTCCTGATGGTTGGAATGTTGCTGAAATCATATACCAAACGTTTGCCGATAATGATGTCGTTAATTGTGCACTATTTCCCAATGTACTACCATAGAATTTTACTCTATTTAAAGTAGAACTATCACTCGATTCAATTGCCAAACCATAAAAACCAGCGTAGTCAAAAATGTGTCTTGTAGTTGTACCCAATGTTGTAGTAGGTCTAATCCACATATGAATCGTACCAGTATTTGTATTGAATTGTGAAATACCACCATTGATATTTGTAGTAGTATCTTTATACCAGAATTGAGTTGTACCATTTCCTGCCCAATATTTTTCTTTTCTACTTGCTCCCGCATTATATGATGGGTTTCCTCCCGTAATACCTGCTGCGTTTGTTACACCTGCAGGTCTTATACCTGTATTGTATCCTGAAAGGTCTAACCAGTCAGTTGTTGCTGTACCATTTGTAGATGAAGCTTTTGATGGGTCAACATACATTCTTAGTCCTGCAGAAGGAATATATGGTTGTGTTGTTGTTCCTTTGTTATGCGATATAATACCATTTGCTAAATACACATCGGCATTTTCCACATTAAGTGTTACAATTTCCACATCTGTATTTACTACTTCAATATCAGTTATTTCAATTTCGTTCAATCCACTCATTTCGTCATATGTTACTACTAAATCTCCAGGTAACACATCTTCAATATTTTTAAAGTGATATTTTTCAATTTCACTATCC